TCCCTCGACCTTCGACTGCACCACCGCGAGGTTCTCATCCAGCCACGACCGGATGCTATCGACCGAGCCACGCATGCTTGCCGACACCTTGTCTCCAAACGCGCTTACGTCGAAGTTGGTGATCTTGTCATAGAGGGTCTTGATGCCCTCAAGGTCGCGCATGTCGGTTTCGAGCGTCTTGATCGCTTCATGCCCGAGGCCGTTGACCAGATCGCCAAACCATGTGCCAACGCTCGCGCCCTGCCCTTCCTTGAGCTTGAGGATGTTCGACAGGTCGATGCCTGAAAGGTTCCTGAGACGCGATGTCAGGTCATCAAGCTTGGCGCTGTCCTCGGGGCTGACGTTGAGGCGCGACCAGAACGCAGACCAGCCAGCGCTGATCTCGTCCCAATTGATGTAGGCCCACGCGCCAAGCGCGAGCGCGATGGCACCAAGGCCAGCGCCAAAACCAATGAGAGCGCCGCTGCTCAAACCCGACATGCCGATAGCGTCAGCAAGGAGCGCTACATTGCGCGCCAGCGTCAGGATGCCGCCGAAGCCAAGCGCCGAGGCATACTTGATCACGGTGAGCGCAGCGCCGAACGCAAAGAACCCAGCCACCGAGCCGATGATGGCAGCGGCCAACTTGGGATGCTTCTCGGCCCAAGCGCCGATCTTGTCCACGATGGGCGTAAGGAACTTGGCGATGCTCGTCAACGCGGGCAGGAGCGCATTGCCAATCGACGTGGAAAGGTTCGTCATGGCGATGTTGAACGACTTCATGCGCTCGGCGTTTGTCTCCATCTTCTTGGCAAAGTCCTGATCGACCGTGCCAGCCGCCTTGGACGCCTCATCGCGGAGCTTGAGGTAGTCCTCGAAATTCTTGATCAGCGGGCGCATCGCTTCCTGCACCTGCTTGTCAGCGAACAGGTCTTCAAGGATCGCGCCCTTCTTGACCGCCTTGTTGGCCTGTTCGATCATCACCTCGACGGGCGACTTGCCAGCCTTGACGCCCTTCTCAATCTCCTTACGGATGTTGATGCCGTACTTCTTGAAGTTCTTGGCGGTGAGCGGGGCGCGCATCTTCTGGTAGAGGTTCGCGAGCGCGGTCGCCGCTTCCTCGGAGTTGCCCGTACCACGGCGCACAATCTGCAACGCAGCGCCAAGGTCCGTGACCGCCTTGACGCCGTTCTGGCCCATCGCTTGTGCGGCGGCACCGAGCGTCGGAAAGTAACGCGCCATGTCCTTGAGTTCAAAGCCGCCCATCTTGCCAGCCTTGTCCAGCACGTCGAACGACGCGGCAAGCTGATCGACAGGGACGTTGAGGTTCGATACGGCGGCGTAGCCAAGCTTCGACAGATCGTCAATCGACGCGCCCGTGGCGGTGGCGGTCTTGCCGATGGTTTCGAGCGATGCGGCAGCGGTCTTGGCATCCATGCCGAAGCCAATCAGGATGTCCGCGCCCTTGAGAATATCCGAGGTGAACTGGTTCGTGCGCGAGCCAATTCCCATTGCATCACGGCCAAGCGCCTTCAACTCATCAGCGCTCATGCCAGCCTTGTTGCCGATCTCCGTCAGTGCCGACTGCATCGCCATTGCGTCTTCAATCGGCTTAGAGATCGCACGCTTGAGCGTGTAGAGCGTGGCGATGGCGTCAACCATTTGCCCGCGATAGGTGGCGAGGCGCGCATTGTTGCGCGCCATCATGCTATCGACGCGATCCAGAGCGGTGACGCCGCTGCTCGACTTAGCAGCAGCGCCAATGCCCTTGAGTGCAGCGGCAATGCCCTTGGCTGGTCCCGTGACCTGATCAATCAATCGGACGATCAGTGATGAGGTCTGGTCAGCCATCAGCGGCTCCTTGCCTTTGCGATCCTCGCAGCCTCACGGTGCCAGTCCGTGAAGTCGTCAATGTCCATTTCGAGTAGGTCGGTGACGGGCGTGTGCAGTATGTGCGCCACGTCCGCCACCATTGATGTCACCCCGCCGATGCGGGCGGCGGCAAAAAATCCGCCACCTGCTCGGACAGCGCCGCAAAGTCGCGTGCGTCCATATCTTCCACCGCAGCGACGGGAAGCTCTGTGATGGCCGCAATCATTGCGATGCTTGCCATCATGTCACCGCCATCAGCGCGGGCCTGTTCAGCAGCCTTGAGGTGCTTCACCTTCACCGCGCCGATCTTGATTTCCTTCACCACATCGCCGTCAGGCGTGGTGATCGGCGTCTTGAGCTTGTAGGTCGTCATGAAATGCCCCCGTTAGTGTTGGATCAAACGCCCGCAGTCGGGACGCGAAGGATGCGATTGTCAGCGGCGTTCTGATCAACGCCGTCAACCTCCCACCTGTTCTCGAAGAAGTCCCAAACGATCTTGGGCTTCCCGTCGAACCAGAGTTCATAGTGCGTCACCTCGTTGAGCGCATATTCATGGCCCATGAGTTCGCCGCGCGTGAAGGCATCCGGGTCGATCTTGCCGAGGCGCGCTTCGATGATCGCACGCGCTTCGATGTCGCGGCCCGTGCGCTTGTCGCGCAGCTTGCCGTAGGCGGTATAGACGTTCTTGTAGCGCGACCCGAGGCCGAACTGACCGAGCATGTCGGGGTCGAAGCCCGCCAGCTTGAACGTCGGTTCGAGCTTCTGGACGCCGACCTCCACTTCGATTGCGACGCGTGCGCCGCCGCCGTGGTGGTCTGCATAGATAGCCTGCAACGGCGGCAGCTTGAGTTCGCTGATCGTCAGATGCTTGGAGGCTGTCGGATCGTGGTCGCCGCAAAACAGGTTGACGGCTTCCATCACGTAAATGGTGGACATGATTTTAATTCCTCACACCGAGTTGATGATGACTGCCGTTAGCCCGTGACCGCATCAAGCTGCGACAGCAGATCGTCCAGCAGCGCGTCAAGCGCGGGGCGATAGCGTGCAGACTGAATGCCGAGGTAGCGCAGCACAGGCGGCTCTTCCGCAGCGAAGTTCACGGTGAACTTGCCGAGGCGAAGCTGCTCGGGAGTGTTCTGGTCGCGCGTGAAGCTGACCGAGTACCCGAGGATGTCGCCGTCCGCCTTGAGATCGCGCATGGCGAAGGCCATCGTGTTGCGGATCGCTTCGATGGTCTGCCCCGTGATGTTGAAGCGGCCAAGGTAGTAGCGCAGCGTCCGCAGGAACATGAGGTGGATGTAGTCGCGGCCACGAACGACATTGTAGAACTGCCACAGAGTATCCTCCGAGCAGGTGTCGGTGCCGACATACACGAAGCCACCAGACGCGATGGCAGTCTCGACGCCCATCTCGCCGCGCACGATGATGCCGCCGTTCTGCGAGAGGATCGTCTGCCCCTCAGTAGCACCGTCCGTGAGCGAGAAGTTGATGTTGCGCGACGGGCCGACGATGCCCTGCACAGGCTGGTTGGCCCACGAATGGAACGGGCGACCCTGATACTCATGGTCACGACGCACCGCGATGCCGAGAATGCGCGGCGAGGCGGGCTTCACGTCAGCAGTGACGCCAACCTTGACGGCAGTCTCGACCGGGATGATGCGCTCGCTCTGGATCGTCTCGCGCCAGTTGGTGTAGTCCGTCAGCGAGGTAGCGGGACCGTCCACCACAGCGACGGCGAGCAGCTTCGCCAGCACGGAGGGAAGCTCCGCGCAGACCGCGTTCGCCATGCCAGTGTCGTGCTGGCTGGTATAGCCCGGAGCGCCGATCAGGCGCGGGATCACGCCAAGCGCGGGGCCAGCCTCAAGGAAGGCATGGACGCCCGTCTTGGAAAGCGAGCTGCCGACGATGTTGGTGATCGTCTCGTCATCATCGGCACCTTCCGTGACGCGAACGATGACGATGCGTGCGGCCACTTGGAACTCGCCAAGCTGATCGTTGATGCCCTCAACAGCATCCGCCAGCGTTCCGGTCGCGCCCAGCGAAGCAAGCTTCTGAGCGTCGTCCGAGAAGATCAGGACGGGAGTGTTGAGCGGGAAGACGGAGGCGTCAGCGGACGGTGCGGTGCCAATCAGGCCCACGACCGACATATCGCTCCATACTGCGGGACGCGGTTCGTTGTCGATCCGCGTAATCGAAATACCAAATGTCGGGTCAGACATTCTGTTTCTCCTTTGCAATCGCGCATCCCTGCGCGTCGCTGGTTAAGTGACCGATGAACTCAAAAGCTAGAAACTGATTAGGCAGGCCAGCCCGACATGATGTCGATGGCGTCGATAGCGTCGGCGTCGGCAGCGGCTTCGATCAGCGCGCGCAGACGGGCTTCATTGTCGAAGCACGCTTGCACATGGCCGCGCATCGCAACGCCGAGCGCAACGATTGCGGTGGCGTCGAGCGTAACGAACTCGCCATCAGCCATCTTCCACTTGATCGACGCCGTGGGGTCAAGCTGCGCGCCAACGACCGCGCCGATGATCTTGGTTTGGCTAGTGGTGTCGGTTGCAACGACGTGGCCGTTGAAGATCATGCCGCCTGTCTCACGAAGCCATCGCACAGCGGCCAGCGACGCAAGCTTCTCATCGCGCGCATTGGCGCGAATGGCAGCGATCTCCTGCGTCGAAAACTGACGCGTGGTCTGCACGCCAGTCTTGGCGTCAACAATCGTCTCAAAGAACCTGCTCATCAGTTCACTCCGTAGTACGTGACAGAGCCGCCAGCGAAGTCGCCCGTGGTGGTGATTGAGATGCTAGTCGAGGTGGTGCGGAGCGTTGAGATGCCCGTGTAGCCCGTCAGCGTATAGAGGTGGCCCGTTGTCAGGTCGATGATTGCGAACGTGGAGAATGGAGGTGATCCGACATAGACGGTCGCCCCGCCGATCTTCACCGTATAGTCGCCAGCCGACATTGTTACGGGATCAACCGACTTCAATTCCGCAAAGATGAACTTGTATGTCGCAAGATTGACGCCCGAGAGCGTGACAGTTGTTCCGCCGCCAGTTGTGCTGACCGACCCGAGAAGAACCGTCCCGGCATTGCCAGCAACGAACGCCGTCGTTGCGATCTTGGTTGAGTTATCGCCAGCGGCTGGCGTCGGCGCTGTCGGCGTACCGGAGAACGCTGGGCTGGCCTTCGGGGCAAGCGCGTCAAGCGCCGTTGAAAGACCCGTCACCTCGCCGATTGCATGATAATGCGCGCTTGCCGCCTTAGCGTCGAGCGCAGCTTGCAAGCCAGTCACGTTGGCGATGGCGTGCGTGTGAGACGCCGCCGCCTTTCCGTCGAGCGTGGACTGCAAGTTGGTGATGGCGGAAATCGCATGTGTGTGCGAGGACGCAGCCTTGCCATCCAGCGCAGTCTGCAAACCCGTCACGTCGCCAATGACGTGCTGGTGAACGATGGGCGCATATGCCGACGAAAGAGCGGTAGAGCCGAGATAAGCGGGCAAGCGCGCGGCGTTGATGGTGCCAGTGGCGATCATTGACGCGTCGAAGGCCACCGCGCTCCAAGACGTGCCGTTGTAGCGCAGAAACATGCCAGCCACAGGCGAGACAATGCTTGTGTCGCTCAGGCTTGCCAGCGAGACGGTGGACCCCACTCCAAGCTTGCCGTCGAGAGCCGCTTGGAGGCCCGTCACGTCAGCAATCGAATGCGCGTGAACAAGTGCCGCCTTGGTAGCAAGCGACGCGAACGCCGCTGCCACATCCGTGTCGATGCCGTTGAACGCTTCGATGAGGCGCAGCACATCGACGTTCAGCATGTTTGTCGGATCGGGAAGGGGATACTCCCGGTTCGTCGTGGTGTTGGTGACGGTCATCCGCTGTTACTCCTTAGATCGACACAGCGCGCAGGTCTTGGATGGACGGGCGCGCCGCTGGCGAACCCGTGAGCGTGATCTTCAAGCGGCCAGAGAGAGCGGTGATGCTGTCGTAACGATACTCGCGTTCGATCCACCCTTCATCAAGAACCGTAGTCTCTTGGATGTCTGCCGTCAGCCACACGCCATCCGACTTGTCGAACTGAACCGTCAGGTCAGCGCCCGTAGGCAGCAACAGCTTGAGGAAGGCAGACAGGCGCACAGCCGTTCCCATGTTCATCGCGCGCGAGACATAGGTAGCCGATGTGGCGAGGCGTCCAAGCACCAAGAGGGGATACGGGTAAAGCACAGGACTGAGTTTCGCCGTCCCCTTCAAGATGGCGCGCAACGTCACAGTCTCAGTCAGGAACTCATCCATCTCCCAATTGACGTTCGGGTTGAGCAGCTTCTTCTCACCGCTGGCCCGTTCAATCTCAAACTGAACCGTCGTATCGGCGCTCGGAAGAAGCGTTGCCGCGCGAACCATGATGTCAGAGATCGAAGTGAGGCTGAAGGTGCCGAACGAGATCGTCTTCGTGGTCGGGTTGAACTTAGCCGCTTCGATCTTGAAGGCAAGGTCTTCCTTCTGGTGCGCGGTCCACGTCTGCGCATTGGCCGACGAGAGCAACATGCCAACGCTGTAAGGCTGCGCGCCAACAAACTGTTGCTTGATTGGGTCGAAGCCGCCGATGGAAGCTGTGGCGAGCGCATGGTCGTTGTCGTCAGTGAGAACGACGAAGGCGTACTCCACGCCGCCCACAAGGTAAACGGGCGTCGTAAATGTCGCCTTAACCCAATCACCTTCTTCAACATCCGACAGATCGACGCGCGCTTGCGTTAGGCTCTCGCCAGTTGGGAAGCCATGCTCGGTCTTCACCACCTCAACAAGAAGCCCGCGCGTCTTGTCGCCAAGAGCAGCCATCTTCACGCTGATCGACGTGACAAACGCATCCTCGGGAAGCATGAACGTCTGCGCGACCGGGTCCCTAACGCCAAACATCAAAAAGTGCAGGAGCGGGTCGCTAACCCAGTTGGGCCTCGGAGCTTTGGTCGTGGTGATGGTCCGCGTGATGTAAACCGTCTTCGTTGTGACGCGGTGAACGGTTTCAATGTCGTAATAGCCGTTCGACACGAACAGCGCCTGTGCATATGAGCCGCCCATTCCGCTTGCGTACAGCATAACGCGGCCTGTCGGCACATTGGCCGGGATGGTGAATGAGCCGCTGATCTGTCCATTGCCATCGGCTACTACCGTAGTCGCAGGCTTCACGTTGAAGCCCCCGAACTCAAGCTCATCAAGCTCCTCGCCAGCACCGAAGCCTTTGATCGTGTAGTTCACGGCAATCTGGCGCATGTAGGGAACCAGCGCGACGTGGTCGCCAACGATGTCTTCCTCGGTGTTGATCTGCTCGCGGCGCGTCTCAGTGACAGTCACGCCGTCCTTCTTGCCTTCCACCGTAACGTGGATTTCCTGCACGACCTGCTTCGTGATGAAGCTCTCAGACGTGACGTTGTCAGGTTGGTCCACCCAAAAGTCCACAGGCGGCTCAAGGTGCATCTCGCATGGAAGACGCTCGTAGCTGTTGTACGGATTGATTTTGATTTGGTCAGTGACTAGCGACTGGTCGATGACGACCTCTGACGTGTAGTCAAGAAGCGCGGGCGCACTGAGCGATGGCGTGCGGATCGTGGCCGCAATCGGAAGCTGGATTGACCCTTGGAACACGGCGGCATTTTGCGCCACGCCAAGGTCGCGGTATGTATCGTCAATCAGCGGATCAACGAACACGCCCTTCTTGGCAACAGGCTCGCGGCGGTCGATCTCGTTCTTCAACCGCTCAAGGCCAAGCAGGTCAAGCATGTCCACCATGCGGTTATACATGCGGTCGATCTTGGTGAAGTGATAGGCGCGCACGCCGATGTTCTTCACCGTTGGCTTACCCATGTAATTATTGTCGATGGTCGCCAACGGGAGAAGCATCATGGGCGGCATGGGAGGCTGCGGCGACACGCGCATGGACGCTCCCTTTACGTACACAGGCAAGCCTTCGCCGTCGAGGCAGAGAAGGTCGATGCGGGGCAGCTTCCAGTCATAGCCAACGAGGACGGTCGTTCCGGTCACGCCGCCCGTGACGGTCACGGTCTTGTCGTCCTGCGTGACAGGCGTCACCGCTACGAGGTAGCGATACTTAACCGTGTAGCTCGACCCGCTCGACGGTTCCGCGCCGCCAGCGCTCCAATCAATCGTGTCGTTGACGAGCGAGTAGCTGCCGGGCGTGTCGTAGGTCGTGCCGCCCTGCTTCACCTCAATAACAGACGTGACCGAGGAGTGCGGCAGCGCGTCCGCGCTGTTCGTCGTTCCCTTGGTGATCGTCTGCGTCGTTTCCTTTGTGATGATGACGGTGTTGAGCGTTGCAATGGGATAGTGGTTGACGCTGATCACCGCCGTCCCGCTGCCGCCGTCATCAAACGAGTGGACTTCCGCCGCAACGGCTTCAACGTCCCACGTCTCGACCTCTTTGTGGATGAGGGCAGCGTCGCGCGAGCGCTTGTAACCCCAAATGTTGGCAACGCCTTCAGAGATCGAAAACACCTGCTCGGTCCCGGTCTTGCCAAGGGCCGATACCTTGCACCCCTCGACAATGTAGTTGCCGTGAGCATCGCGGTCGTAGCTTGCGATGGCGGAAGTTACGCCAGAGAGCTGCGGCGGCGGGGTCTGGTCAACCACCACGCCGTCCTTGAGCAGATAGACCGAGTAAAGATCGCCCGTCTGCCCATCCCCCTCTCGGCCCCACGCAATCGTCTCCACCTCGCGCGCAGCACCCGGCTCACCTTCCGCGACAGTGCCGGGAGCAAGACCGAGCAGCGTCGGGTCTTCAACCTCAGTGATGAGCGCGGTGGTTAAGCGAACGCCGATGGTGACGTTCCCGGTCATCGGCACGCCGTTCATGGTCATGCCGGAAACCTGACGCACATCGCCCCTCACGTAGATCGTGCCAGCGCCAAGCACGACGGTTCCCGTGTTCGGGTCAACGATGATGTCGGCACCCGTTACGCGGTCGCCATCCTTCGCCACCATGTTTCCGACGCGGACGTTGCGGCGGTCCATGATGGACTGCATCTCGTTGAACTCGGCACCCTGCGCGACGGCCTTCTCGCGAAAGACCAAGCGGCTCCACGCGGGATTATCGGGCGAGCGGTCATAAGCATCCGGCAGACCAGACGAGTGATTGAACGGTGCGGGCATGGTTCCTC